ACCCCAGGTGACATCATTCAGGCCGTCGCCCTTGAATCCGTTCGGGCGCAGGCGGTAGATTGCGCCGAGTTTCCCGTGTGTTGCGGACATAATAAAACCTCCTCTGCGCTATGCGCCATGCGCTACGCAATACGCATATGCTGTTTACGCGATGGTCAGCGATGGAGCGCCGTCGCCCTTGAATGAAAATGAGCAGGTCACTTTTCCGCCCAGATTTGCGCTGACCGGAAATGAGGTGATATAGATATCGCCAGAGAAATAATCCCCTGAATCCTCCAGCTCGAATTTCACATCCGTGAGCTTGGTGCCTGGCGTCGCATTGACAATGTTGTCCATGAGTGCCTTTTGTTCCGTGTTGGATGGATCGAATAGGCACTCCATTGTCCCTTCCCATTCGCCGCATCCGGGAAGCCAGGATTTCCAGTCGGCGCCCTGGGCTGTGATCTCATCCAGGTCCAGGTTGAATGTGATACTGTAGCCGGTCGTACAGGCGATATCAGTGCCGCCCTTGTCGATCCGTGCAACCTTTCCATGAATTGGGTATGCCATGATAAACCTCCGTTTTAGTTCATAGTTCATTGTCCGTTGTCCGTGGACAAAAAATAACTGACGACTGGCAATTAACCACGGACAACTGAAATCCTGATTTATCAGGATCTTCTTTTTCCTGTCTTGGCTGTTCCGCCTTTAGCGGAATACTCATAGATCACTTTTCCTTCCAGGTCCAGGATCCGGGTGATCGCCTCCGGACAGTCCATGCACCCGGGCTGGACATCATCCTTTTTAAGGTTTCGCAGGCAGCCCTTTTTTTTGGTGCACGATATTTGTAGAATTCCTTTATATGTGATCATGGTGTAGCTCCTAACTATACGTTCCATACCGCACATAGCGGACGGTCAGGGTTTTCATCTGGATCGCCGTTTCCTCATCGGCCAGAAGCTCGCTCTCTGTCTCAGACACAAGCCATACCTCATTGGCCTGGCCGGAGAGTTTGTTGTCCCTGAGCGAATCCTTGGTGTCTGCAATGATATCCAGCACACCTTTTTTCCCGGTGGCCGTATCCCCCATGACCGCGGCCTCCGGTTTCTGGAGCTGTACATAGGCGATTATTTTCACTGCCAAATCGCCCGCTTCATTCGCCCCCTGTGTATCTACGCTGTAATCAATGGCGCCGTCCTTGAGACCCACCGCCGGGAATTTCACCGCCTCCGGAATCAGGCGCTCATCCTCGGTCACGTAAATATCGCTGTCACGGATGTAGGTTAAATCCTCCTGTAATTGAGATTTAATGGCGGTTAAAAGGGCTTTCATTTCGTCAGATACTCCTCAAATATTCGCCTGAATACTCGCCAGTCAGTATCCTGAATGACCAGGAAGGGCCGGGCTGGCATATCAAAGCCTGGAATCGTGACCTTCTTTGCAAACCGCACATTTCCGTTCCTGTCGATCCAGCGCAGGGCCTTTGCACGCTTTGGAAAAATGGTCCGTCCCGGAATCCTGCCGCCGAGTTGATGCATGGCAGCATATTTCACATTGGTGCCCACGGTGAGCGTTTTGCCTGCCGCCTTCATGGTGATCGAGCGCATAAGCCGGGCCGTATCGATCAGGGTCTTTCCTCCGGTAAACTGTGCACGCTTACTGGGCTTCCACCGCACAGGGCGACCGCCCGTCTTGAAGGTTTTGCTAATCGAGCGCAGCAGCACCAGCCCGCACTCCTTGAGCGGCTTGCCTGGCCTTGTGAGCCGTGTGGAGAGATTCTTGAGCATGGCCTTCATCTCTGCATCATGAATGCTGGTTTTGATGGAGATCATTAATAATTATCCAGCGTCCCGTTTGAGCTATCCGATGTCTTTCCGGTGGAAAATATTCGGTCGCTTTTTTTCGTGGTGGCCTCTGGACCGCCGTCCGAATCATCGGGCGCCGTGGATCCCAGGGATGCCTTGCCGGTTGATACGTCCCGCAAAAACCGGATAGCGCTGTCATAGCGCTGCTTGCGATCTTCAGGGGCACCTTTTCTGCGGGCATAAAGATTGTAGATCGAGATATCGACCGAGAGCTTGCGCACCATTGCAGGCACCGTTTCAAACGGCACCTCGTAATGGGCTCCACAATAGGAATCGATCTCCGAGTCGGCATCCGCAATTGCACGGGTGACCGCGTCGTCATCTACCACGCCTGCGTCCACATCATCGGTAAGCTGGATGAGGACATCCTCATCCAGCTGCTCCAGGATGTCTGATCTTGTTGAATAGGCCATTACTTATCGAGAGCCTCTTGGTCGAACGACTCAGACCCGTCCTTTGTATTCTCGTAAAGCTCAAATAACTCCGCCTTCTTTGCTTTTTCCGGGTATTCAATGCCTCTCGCATCTAGCTCGGCCTTGATTTGCGCAACAGTCATATCATCGACGGCATCTATTGCCTCAAATTTCTGCTTTATGCTCGTAGCCAGGAGTTCCTCGGCAAAATCATCAGGATATTCTTTGACGTCACCTTTCCTGTGCGGGCCATAAGGGGCAACAATCACCTCGTCTGATGGCCCGAGATATTTTATTTTCATAATAATCCTCCCTGGCCCGTGAAATTGACCCATTTATGGGGCACATTTCACTGGGCGTATAGTCCCGATCTATCGGGATTAGGTTGCATAGGTATCGGCCCAGAGATAGCCGCAATCAGCAGCGACCTGCACGATATCCGTCTCCTCAGCCACCTCGTACACGTCCTGATGCTCTGCCTTCTCACGCCATGTTGAGGTTCGCCGAGGCTGCCCATTCTCATAGGCGATACGAACCTGCAGGCCGGCTGTGGGAACCTTGAGCCCGATCTTTTTGGGCCGGTAAAAGAGAAATCCCATACCCTTGCCTGAGTTTACCTCCCAGATACCGGCCGCAGTGAAGTCATCGCCCGCGGCTGTTTCCTCGGCCGTGCTCTTGATTGCCGTGCCGACCAGCACCTCCTCCAGGTCGAGCAGAGCTGCAAGAAGATCCGTACCAAATACACCCCGCTGGGTATATTTGATCTTTTCCAGGATAACCTCGACCTCTTTCAAAGCAAGGTAGGTGGCATAATCGATAAGCAAACAATTGGCAATAACACCGCACTCCTTGATCTTTTTCTTGCCGGTTGCTATGTCGGCTAAGAAGGTGTTTGTCTCACCCGCAGGCGACCATAAGCCCTCTGCATCCTCGCCGCCGGAATTCCCGTCCGCCCAGGTACCGCCGGTGATGAGCTCGGCCACGCGGATCTCTTTTTTGAGATCCACCTTATCGGTCGCAAACTCAATGGCATCTTGATCCGGCTCAAGAACCGGGGCGTTCTTTGCCTTTGCAAATCGCCGATCCTCATCAGTCACCTCCTTGGCGAATGCATATTCTTCTGTCGCTATTGAGACCGAGGTCAACGGATATCCGCCCCGCTTGGCACGTGTGCCTGCAGCCCGTATGCCTGCCTCATCCCGGAACCATGCTCCTTTCCGGTACTTGGTGATCTTTGCCTTTGGGTCGGCCCCATCCAGGATGGGAAACACCCTGTCAGCGATATAGTCCGTGTTGCGATACGCAACGGATATTCCTGCCAGAGGACCCGCTACTATTTCTTCTTTTACGTTCGGTTGTGGCATGATAAACCTCCGATTTAGTCCGTTGTTAGTTGTTTGTTGTCCGTTGCAACGGACTATGGACTACGGACAACTGACAATGCCCCGATTCTATCGGGGGATTAATGCACCACGGTGCCGAGACTGTAGACATCGTATGTCGCGGCTGCCGTCATGATGAGCAGAAAGCGCTTGGAATTGTTCTGTGCGATTGTCATGGTACCCTTTGCAGTGCCGTCAGTGCCGGCGGCAACGGTAATTGTATATGCTCCTCCCGCCGAGTTCTTTATCGTAAACTCAATTGCGTTACCGATCCCCGCCTGATTGAGGGCCGCTGCCATCAATGTGGCGGTCGGCAGGGTGTAAGTTGCCGCTGCTGTCGGCGTGCCATCGATGAATCCGCCGAGCAATTCCGCTGCTGTGAGTGTGGCTGTTGCTGTTTCAGCACTCACGGTCATTTGAGTGACCCTGCCGCCCTTTGTACGTGCGAATGGACTGAAAAGCACGACTGCGCAGAGATCATCCTCCGCTCCTGCCGACTCTACTACCATGCCCCGTGCAGTATCCCACCATGTGCCGGCATCATCGGCCTTTCCTGCATCCGCCGCACCGACATATTCCGGTTTGACAAATTTTCCGATTGCAAGGGCTGCATTCGCCACACACTTTGATTTCCCTATAATCATCACCTCTGCAGCCTGGCCGCTTTCAGGCGCATTCTGCAGGATCCCGATTGCTACTTCATCCTCTGAATCAGGAAGCCTGACTTTTCCGCTGCTATTGAGGACCACAAAATGAAATTGATAATCGCTCAGGTCCTCCGCAGCCTCGAAAGACTCCCTCCATATGCTTTGTTCTGTTGTCATGCTGTCTTTCCTCCTTTTTAGATGGTTCCACGTTCACCGTTCACGGTTAGAAACCTCTGAACCGTGAACCTCTGAACCGTGAACCTAATTATTTTACTTCCGTCATCTCTCCCTGATACTCTGTCACCAGGTCGGGGTGTTCTTTCTGCACGAGGGAGAAGGCCTGCGAATAATTGAGCTTGTCATTTTTCTCCATCTTCTCCTTGACCAATTTCTCCAGCTTCTCACCGGCGCTTCCGCCGCCCACATTGGTATCCCGCGTGGCAATCTCGCTAAAGTTAATGACCTTTGGCAGCTCCTCCATGAACCCCTTGAACCAGTCAAACCGTGAGACCTTTGTCTCCGCTGCGAATTCAATAACCTCTTCGCCGTCGAGATTCAGCATGAACTCCTGAAGACCCAGCTTCTCCCAGGCCGGAAGCAGCCTGCCTTCTTTTTTGAGTTGCTCGCAGTAATTTTTGATCTCGCCCTTTCGCTGCTCGATCCGCGACTGTTTCTGCTGCTCTGCAAATTCCTTTTTCGCATCCTCTTTTGCCGTTTGTGCTGCCTCAGCAGCCGCCTTGTCAGCCGCTGCTTTTTCCCTTGCCTTGACCTCTGCCTCGCTGAAAGACTTGGTGGAGATATCCTCCGGCAGGGCATCGTCCGGTACCTTGCTCATGTCAATCCCGAGGGATGTGAGCAGGTGTTTGATTGAATCTTTGATAGGCATAATTCCCTCCTTTGGTTTTGTGTTAAACGCTGCGCCGCCTTGAGACGTGTCGGCTAGCTCATGTCGTGCCGCCATGCCGAAAGACTCTTCGCCGGCGCGTGCCTCATCCTTGATATATTCCACATCCCAGTCCGGGATGATTGCATCCGCCGTATCTTTGCCTTCTTTTTCGATCAGCCAGTCCCTGATCGAGCGGAATATTCGGGCGATGGTCTCAAACGTCCAGGGCCTGATGTCCGCAAATTCAATGTCAACAGCCCCTTCATTCGCGCTGAAGCCAATATTTTTGAGCCCCCCCACTGCAGGCGCAGCCGCTCCCAAGAATCCCACGTGCAGGAGCTTTGTCCCGTCCGGGCTGAGGCGCACGGAGCGCTTTTTATACATGCCCTGTTTCACAAGATCCTCGAATTCGCTGACCACGTCCTTGGCCTTGGCATATAACACCTCGCCCACGCGTTTGACGCCATCGACCCATCCCCAGGCAGGATCCTCAACAGCAGGATGACCGATCACCAGGGGCGCCTCTGCCGTTGCCGGATCATAGTTCGCTGCAATGGTATCCAGATCATCCTTAGTCCAGTCCCTGGTATTGCCGGCCGCATCTGTCCACGTACCGGTTCGAAAGATCTCAAACCAGTCGGTTAAGCCCTTAAAGTTCATAGTAACCTCCCTTTGGTCGGTTAGCTCTTAGCCAGTAGCTAGTAGCTATTGGTGGAATTGCTCTTGCAATTCCTTTGGATATTTTCCCAAATCCGGCTGCCAGCGTTGCTTAGCCGGGTTATGATCCCAGCCCTGGTCCGGGATCAGCTGCCGTGCCGGGAGCTTCTCACCGGTGACCCCGTCCCGGGGCTCGATTAATGTATTTGTCGGATCTTTGGTCTCGATCGTCTCGTTTTCCGCCTCATGTTTGCTGACCGGATTTACGCCGCACCGGCAGTTATGCACCGTAGCGCCTTGAATAATATAACTGTTATCGCCTTGCACAGATAAATTGACAACGATGTCGTTGTATGGTATCTTTTCGATACACTGTAATATGCGGAGGTGGCAATGAGAC